AAGCCAAGAAGGTGAGATCACCATAATGACCGCGATGGGCGAGTGGCGCAGACTCGACCAGATTAGGCGCATGGAGCTTGAGGTCAGGGACTTTCTGATCCAGCAGTTTGGCGAGTTCAAGGGCTTGGAAGAATTTGAGAAGGTCAAAAAGATCAAAGAGGACATGATCTCGCGCCACGCCAAGACCAAGGACGAGCTGGGCCGGGACGTAGCCAAGATGCGGGAGTTGCAGATCATCTGCGTGGTTCTAGCGTTCATGGCGGTTACCATTTATTACATAGCAAAGGGGCATTTATGATTCCATTGGCTGCGTTACTAAGTATTGGGGAAAAGGTTCTCGATAAGGTTCTGCCCGACCCAGAAGCCAAGGCCAAGGCACAGGCCACGCTCATGGAGATGGCCCAAAAGGGTCAGCTTGCGGAACTAGAGGCCCATGTAAAAGAGATGGACTCAGCCCGCAAGCGTGAGATTGAGATTGCGACCAGCGAGTTTGCGCCAACCATCAATAAGATAGTTACCCCAATCCTAGCCTTGGGGACTGTCGCGCTCACCTTTATTCTGTTTTTGGTGATTATTTTTGTAGAAGTCAATACCCAATCTAAAGACATTTTGATCTACGTCTTGGGTGCGCTGACCTCTGCCATGACAATGGTATTAGGTTACTACTTTGGGTCTAGTCAGGGCTCTAAAGAAAAGTCCCAGCAACTTGATGAGCTACTGGATAAAAAATGAACCTATCCGAACACTTTACCTATGACGAGCTGGTGCGGTCTGAGACCGCCGAGCGCAACGGCTGGCTCAATATCCCCTCAAATGCGGAAAAAGAGAACCTGATCCGTCTGGCTGGGCTATTGGAACAGGTCAAGGCTGCGGTTGGGGGTAAACCCGTAATGATCAACTCAGGCTACCGGTCAAAACAAGTTAATGACGCGGCGGGCTCCAAAGACACCTCCCAGCACCGGCTTGGGTGCGCGGCAGACCTACGGGTTCCCGGCATGAAGCCACGGGAGGTCGTAGAGGCCTGTATAGCGGCCTCTGTGCCCTTTGACCAGATCATTTTAGAGTTTGACTCATGGACGCATATCAGCGTCCCAAACACCCCGGAAACGCCCCCGCGCGGTCAGAGGCTAATCATTGACCGGCAGGGTACGAGGGCTTACAGTTAAGACGCTTTCTCTTTGCCCTCACGGGCCTTGCGACCCCCTTTTGGGGGTTCTTTTTTAGTACAGCGGGGCGCACGTTACATCAATGACAACGTCCCTAGTCACCCCACCGACTGCCCTGCGACCGTAGATCACCACAGCCCTAGTCCTAGCCGCCTGACAGTCCTGAATGGCGTTGGCGGTTTCTAAGCGGGTCATGGCGTGGACTTCTTTATCCACGACCAGCTTCTGAGTTGGTGGGGTAACGCTATAGTCCCCGGGGTTTGTGGTGGCGCACCCTGTCAGGGCTAAAACTATCAGTAGTCTTTTCATCTTTTTTTTCCTTTTGTGAGCAAACAAAACAGACCATTGCGATCATCGCAATCATCCACAGAATAAAAAACCAGATGTCGGCAGCTACGAGATGAGAGATAAAAGTCATGGTTCACCTACCTCCTTAATGTTGACTATGACCTGAACTGGTTTGGCCTTGTAGTACCAATACAAATTCCTAGCCAGCCACTCATTAGCCGCCCGCTGGGTTCTAAATGTCAAGTTCTTAAAGGCTTCTTGTGGCATCGCACCATGTTCTATCTGAACGTAGCGACCACGCGAGTCTTTAAGAGCCCAGCACTTAATCCTGTCCGGCATCTGACTTACCTATCGAGGTCAGGGCTTGCGATAACTGCCAACGCATATCCAAGATGATCTGCGTAATCTTTTCGTTATCGCTAAACGCCGGGGTTCTAGTCAGGCGCTTTAGCTCCGACAGGTTCAGGTCGAGCTTAATAATCATTGACGAAATATCTTCCATAAGTCCCCCTCAAAAAGGCACGTCATCAATTAAGCCGGTGGAGTCAAAACTTTCTTTTGGCTCCTCGCGCAACTTATCCTTTGGAGCCCCAGCAAACTCCAGCTCATTTAACCGCGCTCTGAGCGAAGTACCCGTGGTTCCGTCCTTGCGCTTGTATTCTTCAAGGTGGGGCTCAGACAGGGTCACAAAGAGACTCTGGCCCTTGACTAGGTGGGTCTGGAGCTTCTCCACGCGGTCACCCCACATGGTTGCGCTAATCCATTGCGTAGGCCTCTTTCCGTCAGCGCCTTTCTTTCCGTAGTCCATAGCCAGCGATAGATCCATCACAGGTTTTCCATCGGCGGTGTAGCGAACTGCGGGTTCTTTGCCGATACGAGCTAATCCAATTAGTAACATTTTTAATCCTTATCGAAATAAACTGCTTTGTTGTTGTAAAAATCAAAAAGCGCCTCACACTCAGCCAAGAACTGCTCGGCTGCGGACTCGACAACCTTGATCTCCTCCGGGGTGGGTCGGAACTTCTTGATGAACAGGTCTTTGCCCTCACCCATGCGCGGGTCGTAGGACACAAACCAGACCGGCTTACCCGTGACCGCCGACTGTAAGGTCATCTGCGGTTTGTACTCCGCAGGGACTTCTTGGTTTGCTATGTACTTCATGTGTGTCTTAGTTTTTGGGCACTTGACTTCTATGAGCGACCCGTCAGACACATACCCGTCAGGCGAGCAGCCCAGAAAGGGTATACGCGGGTGGTCAATGAACGGGGTGTCGGTGACTATCAGACCGGTCACAGTCTCAAACCTTTCTTTTGCCGCAGCCTCTTGTTCCACGCCCCATTGCATATCGCTGGTTGTGTACTTGTCCGCAAAGGTATTGGTGATTCGTTCCGCGACAACCTCATAGCGTAGGTTCTCGCGTTCTGTGGACTCCTTACCAGACTTGAGAAAGTTCATAGCCGCCGCCATCCGAGAAGCGGTGAGCTTGCCCAGCCGGTCGTTCCACCAGTTGCCATCAAGCTGATATGGGTTGGCCTCACGCATCTCTTGGCTCCCCTATTTTCAAAACACCTTTGGACTCTTTCAGTTCTGCGCCCTTGTGCGCGGCCTCAGTCCTGACCAGCTCACGCTCCTCTGGGCTCAGAGCTTTCCAGAACACCGAGAGGATCTCAGGGCTCGATGCCTCATTGATCAATTTGACCAGCTCTGCTTTGGACTTGGTCGCACGTTTAGGCTTAGGCTCTACTGGCTGGGCAGAATCAATCGCATCGTGTTCGACAATTTCCAGAGCTGAGACCCAAAGGTATCTGCGGATATAGGTCTGAACCGCACCGAGGTTTTGAACCTCATGGCAACCCTTGAGAGCTGCCGAGGACATGGGACTGGTTATCTTGATCTCTGAGCCATCTTCTAAGTCCACGATGGTCAAGGTCGCAAGGTCGAGCCCAAAAGACACAACACCAGCTAACTTTTTCTCATGGAATATAGATTGAATCGCGGGTAGGAAGTCACCCAGTTCAAAGTATGAATAGTTCGCAAAACTATTCTTGCCCGATTTTTTAAGACTAGCGTTTTGTAAAGCTATTCGGGCATCCATCAGTTTGCTATATGCACTCAAGTTATTCTCCTTAGATAAACATTGCTAAAACTGCTACTAGCGCAAGTAGTGCGCCACCTATTAAATCACCAAATTCGTCTTTAGTCATTTGGTTTTCGCCTTAATCAAAATATATTCTGCGTAACGGGTTTTATCTTTCTGAAGCATTACGGTGTTGATCAACCAGCCCTCATTACGCAAGTTAAAAATAATGTCGGCTAGGCGTGTAGCGCGGTACAAATGAATCGCCTCCCAGCTAGTAATTTTTTTCTTAGTAACTAGGTGGTGCGCTACTTTGTCAATTTTAGTGCTTGGTGCTTTGCTCATCGTACTTTCTCCTTGTGGTTTCAAATTCAATTGCAAGTTCAATCAATCGGGCTTTCATGTTGTCAAACGACTCCGGGTCACGCATAAAACTTAAATCACGAACTGCTTGGGCTACACCTAGACATTTATATGCAATTAGGTCTAGGTGCTGGATAGTTATTTTTTCCTCTTGTTCCTGTTGCTCAAGTTCTTGCTGGTGGTGTTCTGCGTCAGTCATTTCGTTGCCTCACAGTTTTGGTGGTTTGTAATAAAACGCTCAAGGCAATCGTGGTCGGACGTAAAGATGCGACCTTTGCAATGAACGCATTGGTGGTAGTGGCCTTGGGGGGTTGTTACTCTGAGGACATGGTCAACTGGATCGTCTCGATATATTGACCAAGCGGGTGATGTTGTCATTTATTCTCTCCGGAAGTGGGGGCCGTAGCCCCCGGTTAATTATGCGGCGCGTAATTTGTTTTGATTAGCGCAACGCAATTCGTTTCCGAAATGCGATGTATCGCCTTCAATACCATGAATTACAAAACCACCGTAAGAAGTGTCGCTATACAAAATAACTGCAACAACAACATCTTTTCGTACTTCAACATAACCGGCGGCGGGTTCATCTTGAAAAACCCGATAATTCGTAGGAACCCAACCGGGGCGGGTAATTTTAATCCACTCGATGGAAGCGTTAAAACGACCTTTGTACTTACCACGTTTTTTAACAGGCAAAGCGTCAACAATTGCATCGCCAAATTTTTTGCGAGCATATTGTTCGCCAAACTCTCCACCAACCCAAGCTGCTTTGCGTTCAAAAACTGCGTGTTGTTGAAATTTGCCCATTTTATTCTCTCCGGTTATGGGGGCCGAAGCCCCCGGTTATTTTTTAATACTCAATACCAGCAAGCCGCCAATCTAAACCAGCTTCACTTAAACGCATACCAACTGAAGCATGAAGCGACGCCAACATCTGCGCCCAAAATTCTTCAGACTGGTCATCGTATTTGACTGTGCAATTTTCTGCGTCAACACACTCATCTACCCAATAACCGCCGGGAAATGTTGCTTCAACTTTTGCTGCTAGTTCGTAGTATTTTGCTTTGTTTGACATTTATTCTCTCCGGTTGTTTGCGATCAAGTGACCGTAGGAGAATCATAGAACGATTAGTAAACTGTTTGCAATAGGGTTTGGCATCTTTTTTTCAATTATTTTGATATTCCCCTACAATTTGTGGGGTTAATCTATCTTGGACGGTATTGGAAACCGTATACAATTTCGTGGTCGGAAGTGACGCTCCGGTGTTAGGCGAAAATCTCAGTACCCAGAACCCTTTAGTGGGGGCTTGTAGTCATCGTTTGGTTTCGAGGTTTTCGCCCGATGCTGGCCTGTCAAGCCCAAGTCTCCACTAAAGGGTTTTTCCATTTCCGACTGCGCGAAACGCCAGCAAAGTAGAAGGCGGGGATGGGATAGAGGCCGTGGAATAAGTAGCCACGGAGCCGGGGTCGACACCCGCTATATCCGTTCAGTAGTGGGCACGGCTACCTGATAGAGCGTTGTTACGCAGTACATCTCCGTGTAAGTCTGGCAAAAACTTGTTTTTGCTAGTTGGTCGGTCTTTGGGCCTTTAGGGATTGCAAACAGTTTCTAAAACAGATAATCTACCCAAAACGGAGATTTTATGGATACCCAAGAAGTAGGCAATTTGATTGCCAAAGTCCCGCAGGGCTTAAGTCCTGACGAGTTC